ACTGGAACCGTCAACAGAACTCGTCACAATGAGCTGCTGAGAGAGGTAATTGGTCGCAAAGACGCTGACACTGACCAGACGGCCTACATTATTCAGGCTACCTGAGATGTTGATTCCGGCCATCGATGCACTGGGAACGGTCAGTGCATACTTGCTGCCTCGTTTAGCTCCGGAGAATGAGACAGAGCTGTCTCCGTGAACGGAAACCGTCTCCACTCGCAGCAGCGTCCCGGCAACGATATTGTCACCGGTCAGATTCGTGGCGCCGATCAGTTTGACAGGTCCCGCGAACAGAACCTGTGCACCGGCGCCGAGCGTGATCGTTCGAGCCGTCGTTGTCTCAATACTGAGTACGCCAGAGAACGTAATCGGTATGGGAGCCACTGAGTTGTTGTTCTGGAAGACCGTACAATCCGCACTCGTGGCGAATACTTGGACGTGAAACGGCGCATTGTAGATGAACGTGCCTGTTCCATCGGCCTGCAGCACAGAACCGGTCGTGGATCTGACGACAATGTTCTCGGCCCCTCCGCCAGGACCTGAGCCGTGGAACGAGTTATTGCCGGAAGTGATCTTGTATTCGAATGGAAGCGTCACCCCGTTTTGGATTTCGCACCCTTCCAGCGTGCAAAATTCCGTGAAATCGTTGACTGCCTCATTGTGCCACCGACACCCGGCAGCACCCGCAGCCGCGCCAGAACCAAAGAGGATATTTCGCCCCTTGGCTCCGCAGGCTCCGTTGAATTCTAAAAGAATCGACGTGCTGTTTCCGGTCAGAGTCAAATCTGACACGGCATCGCCGGTGATCTGACCCGACCCTCCGCGAATCTTTAAGCAGACTGAACTTGCCGCAATCGTGGCGAAGTTGAGAATCGTTCGCTTCTTACTCACGCCCATGAGGTTGGGGCGCGTGAACGAGGAACCTGTAGCAACGATCGTGCTAGAGCATACGTAGGTGCCGGCGAGCAGCTGGACGGGAATATCACTCGCTGCGTGCGCCAGCACTAAAGCACTGTTGATGGCGGTCGTGCTGTCGGTTGTTCCATCCGCAATGGCGCCAAACCACTCCGCGTACACTCGATCGTTGCGCAAATTCCCGTTGATGAGCGCACCGCTGTTGGAGGTGTCGAAGATCTTCCATGCGCCCGCAGTAATGGCGCCATTGATTGTAATGGTCTTGCTGGTACCTGGCTTGATTAGTCCAGCGCCAATGAAAGTGAGTTGGACATTGGCCGGAATGGTCGTATTTGCATTCAGCAGCATCGGCGCAGAGATCTGCAAGTTAGCCGACGTCGCCCCGATTGTGGCTAGCGTCGCAGCAAACGCGCCACTGTCATCCGTCACACCATCATTAGCGGCCCCCGCGACAGTCATCTGAGTAGCCGTACCTGTCAAAGGAGTGCTCACTCCGGTGACTTTCGGAACCGTGGTGACAGTCATACCACCACCACTACAGTCACAGCCGCCCCGGTTCCCGTCAGAGCGGTGACATTGGCGCGAATATTGAGCCACGTAGCTTGGATAGAAAATCCATCAGTGGCAGTCGTCGTACCTGACAGCGCAATCGTGCCGGCCAGAATCCAGCCTACATTGTCGTTTGAGACTTCGATATTTACCGATGCCGTGACAGTCCCTGTTCCAGTCACCGTCGCCTGACAGGTGCGGTACGGGATCGAATGACTGAACTGCTTTGCAGCCCCGGCGCCGGTCGCTGTCGCCGCGTTCAAAAGCGTAATGGACGCGGCGTAGCCGCTACTGGGGCCTTGCATTATTCAACACCTTTGGGATTTTGTGCTTTCTGCGTCTTCATACGTTCAGCATGGAGTTGTGCGTTGTGCTGGAGCGCGAGATCGGAAATCTGTTTGGCGTGATCGGACTGCTGCTGTTCCAGCCGTGAGGTGAGCGTGTTGATGGCCTGCTCCTTCGAGGCGCCATCCACCACCGCATTGGCCGCATCCTGGGTCGCTTTCAGGTTGGCATCCGCCAGAAGCTGCAGCGACTTCAACTCAATCTCCTTGGCGTTGATCATTTCCTGCTGAGCGGCCAACTGCTGTTCACGGGCGGCGAACTGCATTTCGAGCGCCTGTTTCTCGGAGGCGATCTTGTCCAATGCGGCCTGCGCTTTGGTCTGCGCCAACAGAGCATCGGCTTTCTGCTGCTTCAGGTCCTGCTCGGCGGCCATCTGCTCCTGGGCTTTCTGCTGTTGCGCCTGGGAGATGGCTTGAATCTGCTGCTCCTTCTGCTGGAGCATCTGTTGGACTTGAGGGGGAATCTCCGTTCCATCCGGGAGCTTTCCTGACATGGAGTCCAAGGCCATGCGCTTGTTCGTGGCGCTCAGAGCGGACATTTTTATGAGCGCCTGAGGTGGAATAGGGATACCAGCCTTAGCTAAGTCTGCCATCACCCCGAACTGCTCCTGTTGGAGCGTGACGGTGTCGGGGGCTTCATCAATGATGATATCGACGTCCATATCCGCGAGGACATTCATCGGCTCGCCCGGCTGCGCGATCTTCTTCTGAACGTGAATGTGATTGGGCGGATAGGTCGAGTTCAGCGCCATGAAGCGGCTGTTCTCATCATCGGTCACACGGACCCACATCTCACCAGTCCAGAACTGCTTCACACGCGACCAGGACGCTTTCATCACCCGCGTCTGCCAGTACCGCAAGCGATCAGACAGTATCCCGAGCTGAATCGATCCGCCCTGCTGGTCCAGCTGCTTGGCGCGACCCGAGAGATCCCCGCCCTTGCCCAGTAAGGCCTCATTCGGTCCGGTATCGGCCATGGAGGCAATCGACTGTTGCAGGAGCTTGAATTGCCCTTCCGCGAGATCCGTGTTCTCACGGACCTCGAGCTTCATCCCCGGGGTGTATTCGAGGAATCCATCCGGCCGGGCGAGCTCCTGGCGGGCCTTCTCGACGTCATCTACGGCGCCCTTCTCCGCAGTCGCCTGGTTGACGGACAGCAGGTGCAGGGACTTGGAGCGACGTTTGTTGATCTCGTCCTGCAGATCCTTGTAGCGCTTGACGATGCCGTAGCGATTGCCGTCCCGATCCACATACAGGGATTGCAGCAGCAACGGACATTCGGGCTTCTGATTCTCGCAGTTGACGTACGCGGACTCTTTGGGCTTCTCAATGAATCCCACGCGGGTATAGACCGCGCGCATCCACTTATCGCCATCCCGGTAGTAGTGCTCGACGATCTGAATGCGTTTTCGGCCGCGGTCGTACCAGCGCGGTTTGTCGTCGTAGGTTTCTTCGGCCGGTAGGAAGGAGTTGCTGGTGAACAGGTCGAACTTCTCGCCCAAGTCCTTGTAGGTCGCCTTCGCCTCATCCAGGTCCATCCACTTGATGATTCCCTGGTAGCGCGAATCGCTGAAGTCATGCAGCAAGGAGTGGCTGTCGTAGAACAGCCGGTCCCAGCGGATATAGCGAATGCAAACGGTCTTGTTGGTGGTTCCGCTGTAGGTCGCGTTATCGACGATGACTTCGCAACCGCCATACCCTTCAACGGCCATGTTCTCGAAGACCGAGGACTTGGTCTGCTGGAAGAAGTTGCAATCCGCCACATATCGCAGTGCATCGGTAGCGGCTTCCGCGCCGGGATCATCCTCGGGTGTTCGGGGATAGGCCTTGGGATCGGTGCGCGTCTCCCGCTCCAATCCCAGTAGATACTCGACCTTGTCCTTGATGCGATTGTCGGTGATCGCTGGCTGTCCCCGGGCATTGAGCTTGGCGATCTCATCATCCGACCACTGCTTACCATCGTAGTAGTCGCGATAAATCTCAGCAGCTCTACGAGCATCCCGACTCGCATCCGCGGACTGCTCGAACTGACGTATCAGACGCGCCAGGGTCTGATCGCTCGTCATGGGGTCGCTATCGGTGACACCGACATCCGCGTCATCGACGCCCGTCAGCTGCTCGACGATGGGCGCTTTCTTGGCTTTACGCGCCACACGCAACTCCGTTGTGTTCGGGCCGGCGGGCCGCTCTCATTTCGTTTCGCGAATCGGTAATTTGGCGCAACTTTGTTTCACGTGGAACCTATGCGGTGCGCCAGTTCTTGCTTTCAGGGGCATCGAACACCTTGGACCAGGAATCCTTGGGTTGAACGGCCGGGTTGACGATCGAAGCAATGGCGGGATGGGCCTGATCGATAGCGCGTGCCATCAAGGAGGCCATATCCACCGCGTCATCGAACTTGCCCGCCGGGAAGCTCAGAAACTGATTCAGCAATCGATGCCCATATTCGTTGTCGGGCAACTTCACCCGTCCCATGCTCGCCATCGCTTGTAGCGGTCGGGCCATGGCGGACTTGTCGGCATTGGTCGCAAGCCATTCCAAGCGGCAATGCGTCTTGCGCTCGATCATGCGACGGCGCAGAAACGGCTCGATGGAGCGGCGTATCACGCCCATCTCGGCAAAGAAGCAATACGGCTTGTGACGCGCGAATTGATCTATCAGCGCCTCGATCCACTTGTCCGATGAGGTCTGGCCGTACCAGCCATCCAGCCCCAGATACAGCACGCCTTCGGGCGCATAGCCGTGCGTACCGATGTCGGTGAAATCCCCATCGCCTTCGGTGACGGCAAAGTCGCCCGTAGTGAACTTGTTGATGCGATCCGGCGGCTTCGAATACATCTCGAACCACTCGCGCTTGAAGAACGTGCCTTCATCGGGAGTGGGATTCTGTAGATACAGCGCTTGCCACTGTCTCGGATCGGAGTTGTCCCGGATACGCTCCAATGCGGCACGGTCATATCGCTCAACCCACGGCGGATCATCGAGTGAGGCCGGAAGGTTGACGATTTCCCACTTGTCTCCGCCAGACCTCTGACGCTCGATCAGTCGCCCGGCTAGATCATCCTCATGCATCCGGTGTTGGATGACGATGATCGGTTCACCAGGCCGAATACGGTTATAGAACGTGCCTTGGTACCATTCCCAGATATCCTCTCGGGAGCGCTCGCTCTGAGCGTCTTTCCATGAGCCGAATGGGTCATCGATGATGCCCATTCCACCCTTACCGTAAAGTTGTCCACCAACGCCAACCGCGTTGTAGCCACCGCCCTGCTTGGTGTTCCATTTGCCCTTGGCCTGACTATCTTCAGCCAGCACAGTTTCAGGAAACAGATTGCGATAGTCGGGTGAGGCAATCACGTTCCGGACATCACGCCCGAAACCTTCGGCTAAATCAGCGGTCGCACTCGCCGCAATGACTTCCTTCGTTGGATCGCGACCTAGGATATAGGCCGGGTATCGACGGGAGGTTATTTGACTCTTGCCATGCTGCGGCGGGCACAGCAAGAGCAAACGATCTATCTCGCCAGCCACCACCCGATCGAGCTGTTCGCACACGGCGCGATGGATCTTTCCAGCGGCCCACCGATGAGTGGTGTACTCAGTGAACCCCAGCAGGGTCTGTCGAGCCTTCCGACGGGTCAGCAATTCCTGCAGCAGCGATACGC